GCAGAGGCTCCAGCCGGGTGGGTCGATTGTTTTGGTCCAGACCCGGTGGTCAGAAAAGGATATGACGGGCCAGCTTTTAAGAGCGATGGCTAAAGACCCCCTAGCGGATCAGTGGGAAGTTGTAGAGTTACCGGCTATTTTTGATGACGGGACCCCGTGTTGGCCGGAGTTCTGGTCTCTTGAAGATCTGACCGCGGTCCGCGCATCTATTCCCCCGAGCAAGTGGAACGCGCAGTATCAGCAGAACCCGACGGGTGAAGAGAATGCGATTATTCCGCGTGAGTGGTGGAAAAAGTGGGAAAAGGACAGCATACCAAGTCTTGAATACGTCATTCAGAGCTATGACACAGCGTTTAGTAAGCGGGAGACGGCGGACTACAGCGCGATAACAACGTGGGGCGTATTTCGTCCAGAAGAGGCTGGGGGTCCCCCCGGAATAATATTATTAGATAGTAAAAAGGACCGGTGGGACTTTCCGGAGCTAAAAAAGGAGGCTTTGGAGCAGTATCATTATTGGGAACCTGATACTGTAATTGTAGAAGCCAAGGCGTCTGGGCTACCTTTGACGCAGGAATTAAGAAACATGGGTATACCCGTTGTTAACTTTACGCCGAGCAAGGGAAATGATAAGCTAACGAGAGTTCACTCTGTATCGCCTCTTTTTGAGTCTGGTATGGTTTGGGCCCCCGACACCGTCTTCGCTGATGAGATGATAGAGGAGGTGGCGGCATTTCCAAACGGGGAGCACGACGATTTGGTTGACAGCATGACACAGGCATTGATGCGTTACCGTCAGGGTAATTTTGTCCAACTGCCCAGTGACGATTGGGATGACGAGGACGCACAGGTTCAGATAAGGGCATATTATTGATGGGTAATTCTGTAGTAGATTTAGGGGCTGCGGGCAGTTCAACTTATTTAGACATGGGTGACATGTCTTTGAACGACGCGATGGGTTTAACCCGTGATAATCCGGCATACATGCAGGAGAGCGGGTTTTCTGGACCGGCATACGCGGAGGATCAAACGCGGCCTGCGGATCTTACGGGTCCTTTTTTAGAGGAGTATGCGCCTGTTGACGGTGCGTATCAGCGCCTCGATTACTATGACATGTACCAAGATTTCCCGGAGGGTCGTTCTGGCAGTGACTTTGGACCGTCGGCCCCGGAGATTGCGATGCGGGAGGGTGGCATCGTTGGTGGTTTAGAAAACCTTGGCAGAATGTCTACGGCAATGATTGAGAGTTTAGATAGGGTTGTATATGGCGATGGTTCTGGCGGCAAGGGCCGACCAACGGCACCTGCTAATATACCGATGCAGCATGTTGGCGGGATTCTCGGTGGTGGCACGGCGTTCCCCGTTCCACAAAACGCCCTTGGCGGTGGCCTGTTACCTCCTCCTATTCAACCGGAGGGTATGCAGGATCAGAACATTCATGCTGGGCTGTCAGCCCAATACGGTCCGTTACCTCCGGGGCGGTATGCGTCAAACATACAAAAAGAAATGTCTCCAGACTCTCGGTATTTCAATGTTCCAGATAGAAGTCAGATGCAGCCGCTTGTAGGATTTAACGAAAATAATCCATATCAGATGCAGCCGCTTGGAAGTTCTGACGCGAATAAGCAAAATCTAATGCTGTCGCAAGGTTTATTAGGGATTCCGGACGCAACACCGTTGGGGCAAGGGACGAACCTGCGTTCTATTTTTGCAAGCCGACCATCTCTTTTTAATCAGGGCGGCGAAGTCCCTGTAGGGGGCATTATGTCCGTGGACCTTAGTAAGGGGGCGGACACAACGGGCCCTGACACAATGCAGCCTATTCCGCAATATCCGGGCATAGAGGGTTTTGACATATATAAGGATTTAGCTCCGGAGCAGTTTAAACGTCGCCCTATAGACAAGCAGATGTTTGATAAGAAGCGCGGCTTTCAGTTTGGTCAGATGGTTGAGTTGCGTAACGAGGCCGTTGGCGGCAAGTTGTTGAAGCAGGCGGGCATACAAGCCCCTGTTAAACAGGTATTAGCTAACCTTGATCCGAAAGTAATGGAGCAGGTGTCCACTATTTTGGGGCGGGAAGTTGGCTGACGAAAAAGTATACACGGGGATTCCGCCGTCAGAACGTCAATATTCGGGTGTCCCAATCCTTGGCGGATTAGAGGCGGCGTATAGTTATCTTGCCCCAGTAGAGTACCCTGTTATTGAAGATCCGCGGACCGTGTACACCGAAGATATGGGTCGGCGCTACACTTCGACAACACCGGGCGTGTATGGCGAACCGCGGCCCGCGGTCCCCGCATCTATTCAAGGCGGGATAGATTTTTTTAAACAGCTTATAGATCAGCCGGGGGAAACCGCGTCAGCGGTAGCGGAGGGTATTGCGGGCATTCCTAAAGAGCAGATGCTAGGCGCACAGGCTTTGATGGAAGGTGCGGACTACGCGTATGATCCGGAGACTAATGAAGAGTATCGGTTTGATCCGTTTCTAGCTGCTGCGCCAGTAGCTGGTGGGACGGCGATAAGTATTGCGCGTACTGCGGGCGATACCGGAGAAGTGCTTGGTATTATGGCCGGTAGGAAATCTTTAAGTGGTGCGGACAAAGAGCAGGTTGCAAAATCTTTGCGAGCTATGGGCAAGTCCCCGGACGAGATTTTTAGAGCAACACAAGCTTTTTTTGACAGTGATGTTTTAGGTAGTGACACTGCCGCTTTTCGGTTTGAAATACCCACAGCTAACTCTAAGTTTAAAGAAGACGGTCCGGTTGAGATGTTGGATGTGGACTATGGCAGGGGCTATGCTTTTGGTCTTGGCGACGAATACAGAAAAGTAACCTTTGACGAGGAAGGTAATCTTTTAGAATTAAACAGGGGTAGAATACCCACGGTAGGTGAAATATTTAATTTCCCCGAGTTATATGAGCAGTACCCTGAAATTAAAGACGTTTTAGTCGTAAACCTTGCGGCACCAAAAGGAGAGCCGGTCTGGAATGCTCCGCGGGCTATGTATGCTAGTGGCGTGGAAAGCCCGTACAGAAAGCCGACCATTGGCCTGAGAGACTCTCAGTCTCAGTCGGAGCTTCAATCAAGCTTGTTACATGAGCTTCAGCATTGGGTTCAGACAAAAGAAAGTTTTCCGGAAGGGGCTTCCGGGTCTCGTATTATGGCCTTAATAGAAGAAAAAATGGGTTCTAAAATGGACCCCGATTTTTTAAAAAGCGTGGCATATGCCGCCTATGAAAGTGTGTACGGGGAGGCTGAAGCCCGTAACGTGCAACGCCGTTTTTTGGATTTTAGGAAAGCCAAATTAAATCCTGTTGAAACTAGACGGGCTGATGCCCCTGATGATGACATAACTATGTCGGAAGACGCTGCCGCAGAAGCAGCGGCGGATATGGTAAGGGAAAGCCTAGAATACGGTGATTATTCGTATGAAGAAGTTTTCCCGGATGCTTTTAAGGCAAAAGGCGGCGTAATAACTTTGGCCGACGTAGCGCGGAACATGAACCGCGGCCCGCGGGGCGTAGCCGCTCTTGCACCAATAGCTAGGAATATGAACCGGCCTATGGTAAGTTAGGCCTAGAGGAGACTGTAAATGGCACGTAAACCAATTGGCGGTTTGATGGACAACAATGTTCCGTCGCAGCTTGATCCGGAGGACTTGGCTGCCGAAGTGGAGCTAGAGGTTCCGGGCAGCATGGACAACGTCGTGTCTTTTGAGGGCATGGCGGAAGGCATGGACATTGAGATTTCTCCGGAGGAGGATGGTGGTGTAACCATTGATTTTGATCCGGAAGATCAGCGCGGCATGAGTGGCGATTTTTATATCAACTTAGCAGAGGAAATGCCGGATCGTGAATTAGATCGCATTGCCAGTGAGTTGTTGGGTGAGTTTGACGCCAATAAGGCGGGAAGGCAGGATTGGGAAGATGCTTATGCAAACGGTCTTGAACTCCTTGGGTTCAACTACGAAGAGAGGACCCAGCCTTTTAGAGGGGCTTCTGGGGTTACGCACCCGTTGCTTGCCGAGGCGGCTACGCAGTTTCAGGCGCAGGCTTTCAATGAGTTGTTGCCGTCATCAGGCCCCGTGCGAACTGCTGTTATGGGAAGCGAAACAAGAGAAAAGCAGCAGCAAGCCCAGCGCGTAAGGCACTTTATGAATTTCTACGTCACGAACGTGATGGAAGATTACACACCTGACATGGATCAGATGTTGTTCTATTTACCGTTGGCGGGTAGTACGTTTAAGAAGGTTTATTATGACGAGACTTTGGGTCGTGCGGTAAGCAAGTTTATTCCTGCGGAGCATCTTGTCGTACCGTATGAGACCTCTGATTTAGACACCTGTCCTAATATTACGCAGTCTATTCGCATGTCTCTTAATGATTTGCGGAAAAAACAAGTTGCCGGGTTTTATTTGGACATTCCGGTTATTCCGGCGCAGGCCGAGATGGACTCTGTGTCGAACGAGCTTGACCGGATTGACGGCACGTCTTCCACTCAAATTGATTATGACTGCACTGTTTTGGAGTGCCACGCTGATCTGGACCTTGAGGGTTATGAGGACCTTGATGAAGACGGGGAGCCTACCGGTATTAAAATACCATATGTTGTCACAATTAGTCAGGACAACGGCCAAGTTTTGGCTATTCGGCGCAATTACCGTGAAGAGGATGAGTTAAAGCGCAAGATACAATATTTTGTGCATTATAAGTTTTTACCGGGCTTTGGTTTCTACGGCTTGGGTCTTATTCACACCATTGGTGGTTTGTCACGAACCGCCACGGCGGCACTGCGACAGTTGATCGACGCGGGTACATTGTCCAATCTCCCAGCGGGTTTCAAGGCCCGCGGACTACGTATTCGGGACGACGATGATCCGTTGCAGCCCGGTGAGTTCCGAGATGTGGACGCACCCGGAGGGGCTATCCGTGACAGCCTGATGCCGTTGCCATTTAAGGGTCCTGACCAGACGTTGTTTAATTTGCTAGGTTTTGTTGTTCAGGCGGGTCAGCGGTTTGCCACGATTACGGACATGAAGGTCGGGGACGGTAACCAGCAGGCGGCAGTAGGTACAACTATTGCGATGCTGGAGCAG